GACCGCATTTTCATCTGCACCGATCGCCCTGCCAACCAACCCCTGATCAGCCGGAAGGAGCTTACCGGACGCAAAGTACAGGGGGAGGGTAACGGACTTAAAGTACAGGGGGGGGTGGACGCAGAGTGCGTTACCCCCCGTACGCAGAGTACGTCGAACCTAAAAGATAGAACCTCAAATGTAGAACCTATGTCGGAAGCAAGTTCCGACGAGAGTGTGTCGTCAAAAGCGGCAGGAAGAGGTGAGCCTGAGAAGGGCAGGGAAGAAGAGCAACCTTCAGGCAAACCGAAGGCGAAGCCGAAGAAGTCGGGCGCGCCGAAATATACGGAAGGCTTCGAACGGTGTTGGCAGGTGTTTCCGTGCAAAAACCGGATGAGCAAGGCGGCTGCATTCAAATCCTGGGTTCGGCAGGGCTGTGAAGATGAGGTCGACGCCATTCATGTCGGCGTCCTAGCTTACAAGGCGCAGATCCAGAAGGACGGCACCGAAGAGCGCCACGTCAAGCATATGCAGGGCTGGCTCACGGATCGGCGTTGGGAATGCTATGCACCCGACGCTAGCGAAGAGCGCGAGCAGCAGATTAAGGCCCTGGCGCTCGATCTGCAGGAAGGGCACCGCGAGGAACTGCAATATGCCCGCAAATGGTGGCCGTCCTGGCTGAACGTCCCGCAGATGCTGCGCGATGCTGCCAGGGCATTTCAGGAAGCCAACTTCGGACAGCAAGAGGCGTTTGCGTGATGACCGGACCTTTTATCAAGTGGGCAATGGATTACAAGGCGCGCGGTTTCTCGCCGCTTCCCGTGAACCCCGGCTCGAAGGTGCCAAGCTTCGGCGGCAAATACAAACTGACCGGCTGGTCGGTCTATTGCGAATCGCCCGCTGACGACTGGCAGATCAAGAGCTGGGGACGGTCATGCGATGGGCTCGGCATCATCCTGGCCTGCGGTTACGGCGGAATGGTGGCGATCGATGTCGACGATCCGCGTGTCTATGGCGCGGTGAAGCAGGTGTTTGGTCACATCAAGGCCCCGGCAAAGGTCGGGCGGCGCGGCGCGACCGCGTTCTTCTACGATCCGACCGGGCTGATCTCCAATCGTAATTTCCGCGCCGCGAATGAGGACGGAACGATCGGCGGCACGCTGGTCGAGATACTGGTCAAGGGCCGCCAGACGGTGATCCCCCCGACCATCCACAAAGACACCGGGCGGCCATATCGCTGGCACAACGGTGATCTGGAAACCTGCAGGCCGCATGACCTGCCGGTGATCACGCAGGCCATGATCGATGAGGTCGAGCGGCTGATCGAGCCGTTTGCTTATAAGAGCAAGGCGTCTGACGTGAAATTCGAGACGGCTGATCGTGACGCCCTGTCCGGCGAGCGCAATTTGAAGCGCTATCGGGCTTGGGCTGATCGAGCCTATGACGCCGAGATCGAAAAGCTGGAACGCGCCGGGCGTGGGTCTCGGGGCGAACAGCTCTTCCGCGCCGCCTGCACCCTTGGGCGGTATGTTCACAATCGGATCGACGGTCAAGAGATCCTAAGCCTCGAAGATGTCATCACCGGCCTGAAGACAGCTTGCGAGACGAACGGTCTGATCGACGACAATGGCGAAAAGGACGTGATGAAATCGATCAGCAATGGCCTGAGCAAAGCCAAGAATGACGAACTTCCAAAACTCGAAGAAAGGGCCTATCATGGCTGAGACTGCACTGAAAATCGCGCCAGAATTCAAGCGGAAACGCCTGAAGGCGCTCGACTTCTCCAATCACCGCCCTAATGCCGCGACCTTGCGCACCGTGGTCAGCAAGCCGAAGCCGGACCCCGTGAGATACGAGGACGTATTCGGCGCGTTCAAGCCCTATCGGCGCACCACCGGCGAGGACATGATGATCATCCGCGTCTTCATGCACAAGCGCGGCCTGCCGGAAATCCCTGAGCACTTCCGCATCACCGAGTTTGCCAGCGCCATGCAGTGGAAGCTTCTCCCGCGCCATGCGTGGCAGCATTTCTATCTTGCCGACATCGTGGAAGCGCGGCGGTTCCTGGCGGAATGGGCGCGCGCCCTGTTGCCGCAACTCTCGACAGCCGCTGCGGCGTAAGGGGTAAGCAATGAAGAAGGCGCTGAAAATTTACACAGCAGACGAGATCACGGCCTTCATCGAGGCCGACAACCGGCAGTTTGATCCGGTCACGAAACCAGAGCGGCGGGCACGTCCCGCCATTCCCCTGTCCGACCTGCCGCCAGCCGACGACACGCCGGTGAAGGAACGCCCGAACCCGTACTCGGCCACGATGCAGGGCTACGCCTACATCATCCCCCTGCACCGGGTCGACGCAGAAGAACTCGAACGCCGCATTCAGAGCGAGGTCGAGCGGATCGATGCGGTGCGCGGGCGCGGCGGCCAGCGTGAAGTCGGGGACTGGATCGACGCCACCCCGGAACGCCTGGGCCACATCGCTGATCGCGGCCTCGATGCCGGGACCGTCAATCTGCTGACCCCTTCAGGCTTCCCGACTGGCGTGAAGTTCCGCAAGATCGACACCCCGATCGAGCAGGCCATGCGCCGGAAATGGATCAGGGAACGGCATTACATGGCCGGAACCCGGTTTCTGCATTATCTCTACAACGCCAAGCTTGAACCCCGCCTTGTCGCCAATCTCGAAAAGGCGGTCGACGGCTCGCGCAGCAATTCGGTCTCTGACTACCGGCTACACTGCCAGGAACAAGTCAATCGAGCCTTGCGCGCAACTGATGCCCGGTATCGTGACCCGTTCTTCACCTGGGCTTATGCTTGTCTGAGCCAAGATGTCAGTGTCGGCGATCTCGGGACCATGTTCTCGAAGGCCAAGCATTTGCCGTCACAGCTTAGGATGGGCAAGAAAGTCTTGTGGAACGTCTTAGAGGATTTCGCAAAACATTGGGGATTGTAGTCCATGCGGCGTTTTGTCGCGGCAAATACCCCTTGCCAAACAGAATTTTCATGATAGCATGAGGGTACAGTCGGACCCGCATGCCCAGAAAGCAGCGGCGTCCGTTCACCCTTTCGGGTGTTAGTGTGTACCTTCTATCGAGAAGCGGGGCAGGTGATTGCAACACCTCTCCGCGTTCACTCTCGATAAGAGGATTTCCAAAATCCAAATCTCGAACGAAGGCAACTTAACACGATGAAGCATATCCGGCCAAGCGAATTTTCGAAGCGACAGCTCGCGCTGCCCTTCGACCTACCCCCTGAATGGATCACGGCAGCGCCAAAAGGCTTTTGGGAAAAGGCCGATATCCGTGGCGCAGATGAATGCTGGATCTGGCAGGGCGCGATCAATTCCAGTGGATATGGCGCATTTACGCATGGTGCGATGGCGCACCTGATTGCTTTCCGCATCGCCCATGGCGAAATGCCTGATGGCATGGAATGCGGCCACGAATGCCACACCCCGGCCTGCATCAATCCGCATCACCATAAGCCGGTGACGCGGCAGCAGAACGCCGCAGCAGCCGGTGAGCGTCGGCGCGGGAAGCCCTTGAAGGTGCTGACCGAGGCCATCGTCATCACCGCGCGCAAGCTGCGCCGTGCCGGGTGGAAGATGAAAGACATCGCCGCAAAGTTCAAAGTCGTAGCCAACACCATCAGCCGCGCCATCCGTGGCGTGACCTGGGGCTGGGTCGACGCTGAACCTGCAGTCGCATAAGGATCAAGACCATGGGCTGCAGCACCGGCGAGAACGCCACCATCGGCAAGGGCGCAAGGCGCGCCTCGGTCGAGAAGCGTGAAGAATTTCGCGGCGTCATCGAGGCCGTGATCGAGGAAGCCGACACCGGCGAGGTCGTCGAGCTTAAAGCGCTCCCCGCGCCAGAAGAGAAAAAGGGGCACTGACTATGTGGACCGCTGATGAACTGCAGGAATCCATCAGGAAGGGCAATGCCCTGCTGAATGCTGTGGTCATCGGCGGTCCGTTTGATGGTTTAACTTTCGGACAGGCGCTTGGCCTCGGGGCAAAGATCCCGGCTGAACCTGTGATCGAGGGACGCAAAAATGACGACGAAGAAGGCGAACGGCACTAAGGGGCAGGCCGCCCCGAAGGCAAAGGCGAAAGCAAAACCGAAGGCGACCAAGGCCAAGTCCGACCTGCAGAAGGCAAAAGAGCAGGTCATGGGCGCAAATCCTGATAACACGCAAGCTGAGGCCCGTCATGCGGATGGGCGATTTCAGAAAGGCGTGTCTGGCAATCCCGGTGGACTGCCAAAGGGAATGGCCGAAGTCAAAAAGCTTGCACGCTCATATACTTCGAAGGCTATCGAAACGCTGGCCAGCATCATGGAAGATGCTGAAGCCACGCCCGCAGCGCGCGTATCTGCAGCGGATTCAATTCTGAACCGTGGCTGGGGCAAGCCGGTGCAGCAGGTCGAAGTCGGTCGTCCTGGCGATTTCAGCGCCATGTCCGATGCCGAGGTTGAATCCTTCATCGCCAAGGCGGCCCGCGACAATGCTGCCCTGATCGCCGCAATGGGCGAGACGGTGCATTGATGCCATGCTGTCTGCAGAGCGTTATGAGGAAATTGTCGAGGAATTGGGGGCGCGCCGGGCTTTGGCTGCGGCCCTCGATGAAGCTCGAAGCCGCAGGCTAAGGAAACAGCAGTCGGCCCGTGGGGGGCTGATCCATTTTGTCCGGCACTTCTGGCGCATTCTTGAGCCGAACCGGGATTTTCAGGATGGCTGGGCTCTTGAAGCGATGTGCCAGCATCTTGAAGCGGTGTCGCGCGGCGAGATCATCCGCCTCTTGATCAACGTTCCGCCCGGCAGCATGAAGTCGTTGCTGGTGAATGTGTTCTGGCCAGCCTGGGAATGGGGGCCATTCGGTCGACCAGACTTTCGATATATCTCGTTCAGCTATGCCGCTCACTTGACCGAGCGCGACAACCAGAAGTTTCTCGATCTGGTTGAAAGCGAGGAATATCAAAAACTCTGGGGCCACGTCATTGGCGAGCTGCGCGACAAGGGCAAGCAGATCGTCAGCAACCGCAAGACGGGCAAGAAGTTTGCCACGGCGGTGCGCGGCGTCGGCACCGGCGAGCGCGGCGATCGGGTTCTTCTCGACGATCCGCACAACATCAAGGAAGGCGAATCCGAGACGATTCGCAGCGAGACGGTCCGCTGGTTCAAGGAAGCCATGTCGAACCGTCTGAATGATATGGCGAAGTCGGCCATCATCGTGATCATGCAGCGCGTCCATGAGGACGATGTGAGCGGCGCGATCCTGGCGGACGAGCTGGGTTATGTGCATCTGCTGATCCCTCTCGAATACGAGGTTGAGCGGCATTGCACGACGTATGTCGGCGGTCTGCCGTTCTGGTCGGACCCGCGCGAGATCGAGGGCGAAAGCTTCTGGCCATCCCGGTTCGATGAAGCCGCCATTCGGGAATGTAAGAAGCAGGGGCCATTCGTTTATGCGGGCCAATACCAGCAGCGGCCAGAACCGCGCGGTGGCGGTCTGTTCAAACGGGAATATTGGCAGCATTACGAGCCGGTCGGCGGCAAATATCCGACCTTCGACTATATCCTGGCGTCGCTCGATAGCGCCTTCACCGAGAAGCAGGAAAACGACCCTTCAGGCTTTACGGTCTGGGGCTGCTTCAATGACGGCAACGGCAATCGGGCAGCGATCCCGATCATGGCGTGGCGCAAATGGCTGCCGCTTCATGGAAAGGCCCGCAAGCAAGCGAGGGGCGAAAGCCTCGGCGATTACCGGGCCGAGACGGAAAAGGATTGGGGCCTGATCCAGTGGATCGCTTACGAGATGAAGCGGTTCCGGTGCGATCATTTGCTGATCGAGAACAAGGCGAACGGCCACGATGTTGCGGTCGAGATGATCCGCCTGTTCTCTCATGAGCCGTGGTCAGTCGAGCTGGTCGATCCGAAGGGCCTCGATAAGCATGCCCGTGCCGTCCGTGTGCAGCCGGTCTTTGCCGAGGGGCTGATCTATGCAGCCGCGACGAAGCACACACAGAAACTGATCGACGAAGCCGCCGCTTTTCCGCGCGGCAAATACAAGGACATGACGGACAGCATGACGCAGGCGCTCTGGTGGCTTCGCAAGCACAGCTTCCTGCAGATGCTGGCCGAATTCGAAGCACAAGCCCTGGCCGAGGCTCGGCACGTCCCGAAGCCTAAGACGACAGCGCTTTACCCCGTCTGAGAGACACGATGAACAAGCTTCCGCTTCCAGAAGAGCCAGGGCCGCGCGAGATGAGCCGGTTCAATATTCCGCCTTCTGGAAACCCTGCGGACAATGTGCTTCAGATCCAAGATTGGCGCAAGGGTCCGAACGGCGGCGCAGTGCAGACCGATGGCAATCTGGCGATCACGATCGAGCAGCCGGATGGCGGCCTTATGGTCATCCTCGACCCGGAGTCCGAGGCCGAGTTCGGCGTCGATTCCGAGCATTGGGAAAATCTGGCCGAGAAGATTTCAGACTATGAGCTGCACCTGATCGGTTCCGATATCCTCGACGGCATTCAGGCTGACGACCAAAGCCGGGCGCAATGGCTGTCTGATCGCGCTACCGGCATCGATTTGCTTGGCCTTAAGATCGAGAAGCCGCGCACCGAGCCGGATTCTGGCGGCATGAGCACGATCAAGCACCCGCTGCTGCTCGAAGCCTGCCTGAAGTTTCAGGCCAATGCGCGCGGCGAGTTGCTGCCTGCCAATGGTCCGGTGAAGGTCAAGAACAACGGCCTCGGCACTGCTCAGAATGACACGATGGCGGATCAGCTCGAAGAGGATCTGAACCGCTACCTGACCAGCCACGACGGCGCGCCGGAATATTATCCCGACACCGATCGCATGCTCTTCGGCGTCGGCTTCTCTGGCATGGGCTTCAAGAAGCTTTATCACGATCCGCTCCGCCGACGCCCGGTTTCTGAAAGCGTAGATGCCAAGGACTTGATCGTCTCGAATGACGCCACGGACATTCGAAATGCGGGCCGCGTGACGCAGGTCATTCGGATGCGCAAGGCGATCATGAAGCGCATGCAGTATGTCGGCGCTTACCGGGATGTCGACCTCTCGCAGCCGCCGATGACCGAGCTGAACCGGGTTGATCAGAAGATCAAGCAGACGCAGGGCATTAGGCCGCAACCGCAGCGCCCGCAAGATAACGAATACACCGTTTACGAGTGCTATTGCGAGCTGGACATCCCCGGCTTTGAGCATCGTGACGAAGATGGCCGCATCACCGGCCTGCCGCTGCCGTATAAGGTCAGCATCGAGAAGACCAGCCAGAAGATTCTCGAAATCCGGCGCAATTGGAACGAGGATGATGACGACTTTCAGGCTCGCCGGGTCTTCGTCGCCTATCCATTCGCGCCGATGTTCGGCTTCTATGCGTCTGGCCTGCTTCAGATCCTGGGCAACACGACCGCAGCCGTGACGGGTGCATGGCGGATGCTTCTGGATGCGGGAATGTTCGCAAACTTCCCCGGCTTCCTCTATGCGAAGACCGGCGCGCGCCAGGAAAATCTGAACTTCCGCGTTGCGCCTGGGCAAGGTCAGCCGGTGACATCGAGTGGCGGCGATATTCGGCAGACCATCATGGCGTTGCCTTATAAAGAGCCCGGCCCGGCGACGATGCAGCTTGTCGATAACATCGCGACGACTGGTCAGCGTGTTGGCGGCACTGCCGAGATCGCGGTCGGTGAGGGTCGCCAGGATGCGCCTGTCGGCACGACCATCGCCCTGATTGAGCAGGCTGCCAAGGTCATGGACGCCGTGCATAAGCGTCTGCATGCCGCACAGGCCGAAGAGTTTCAGATCCTGCTTGAACTGTTCCGCGAAGATCCAGAGGCCCTGTTCCGCTTCCTGAAGCGCGACGGGCAATGGACGCTGGAAACGCTGCAGCAGGCTCTCGACAATTATGATCTGCAGCCGGTCGCCGATCCGAACACGCCGACGCATATGCACCGGCTGATGAAGATGATGGCCCTGAAGCAGATGGCAGACGCCTCGCCGGATATGTATAATATGCGCGCCGTCGACGAGCGCATCCTGCGCAGCATGCAGATCGACGATCCCGAAAATCTCTTCATGCCGCCAGAGGCGCAGCAGCAGGGCGCTCAGCCTATGGACCCGGCTGCGACGCTGGCTATCGCCACGGCGACCACGAAGATGAAAGAGATCGAGTCCCGCGAGCGCCAGGAAGCCGAGAAGACGCGCCTGAAGACCATTGAGATGGCCAGCAATGAGGCCGTGCAGCAGCAGCGCAATCAGATCGAGCGCGAGAAGCTGCAGGCGCAGGCCATCGAGGCAGAGCGCCAGCGCGCAAGCGACGAATATCTGGCGAAGATGGATCTCGCCAAGGACATTGCCCTGAAGGACATGGACGGCGAGCTTCAGGCTGCCGGTCGTCAAGCCGACCGCGTGTTCAACCACGCCGATAAAGCCGCCGATAGGGCCTTCAAGCGCTCTGAAAGGATCGATCAGAATGAGCAGCTACGCCAAAATCAAAGCGCAAGCCCAAAAGGCAAGCGATAAGAAGCTCGCCGGTTACAAAGCCGGTGGCGCAGTTAAAAAGGGCACGACCGTCAACGTGATCGTGCAATCTGGACGCGGGGACGCGCCTATGGGTGCTCCGATCGCTCCGGGGGCGATGCCTCCGCCGCCTTCTCGGAGCGCACCGCCCCCGGCCCCTCCCGCACCGCCGCTGCCTCTGGCAGCCGCGACGCTCGGCGAGCTTGGCGCGATGCCAGGACGCAAGGCGGGCGGCAGGGTCAATATGAAAGACGGCGCTGGCAGCGGTGAAGGCCGACTGCAGAAAAAGCGCGCTTACGGCAAGAAGGCAAAATGAACTCATACAACCAGAGTTTCGAGGCGAGGCTTATCAAGATGCTTGGCGATCACCGCCAAGAGAAGGCAGAAGATCTCGTCGCGGGCGTGCCGATCGAAAGGTATCGAGAAGAGGTCGGCTACATTCGAGGGCTGAATGAAGCTCTCAAGATGATTGAGGAAGTTCGCGCCGAGCTTCGTCAAGGTTGAAGGCAAAAGAAGGCAACTATCATGAAACTTGATCTGCAAAAGTTCGCGGCAGCTTCCGATCAGCGCGCCGCTATTCTGGAAGCGACCGCGAATGCTCTGCCGGGCATTGATGTATTCCGCAATCGTGTGCTGGTGGCCACCTATGTGACCCCGGAACGGACGGCGGGCGGCATTATTCGGCCAGATCGCAACATCGAAGAAAGCCGTTACCAGGGTAAGGTCGGCCTCGTGCTGAAGTTCGGCCCGATCGCGTTCAAGTTCGAGAATGAAGAAGTCCCGGTCGTGCCGGAAATTGGCGAATGGGTGTTCTACCGCGCCGCCGACACCTGGGAAGCTGGCATTTGCGGTGTGTCGTGCCGCTTCGTCTATGACGATCACATCGTCGGGCGCTGCCAGAACCCGGAATGGATTTACTAAGAGGGCAACCATATGTCGAAGCGAGGACGGCGTGGCAACGGCCATGCCAAATTCGGCGACCAGGGTGGTGGTGATGCCATCACCGTGGTGGACGAAGAGAACAACCCGATCGAAAGCGAAGGCCACGATTATCGCGCAGATGATGATGGTCAGCCTGATGTCGAGGTCGTAAACGCCGAGGATCACCGCGCTGGCGGTCAGGACGGCGAAGACGCTTATGAGGCGCTGCAGAAGCAGTTCGACGACATGAAGGCCGCGCGGGAAGCCGCCGATGCCCGCAATCGTCAATATGAGCAGCAGTCGCATGCCTCGATGCAGGATCAGATCGCCACGCAGCGCGCCCTGATCGAGCATGGCATCAAATCGTCGAAGACGCAGCTCTCGGCGGCCAAAGCGGCTTTCGCGCAGGCTATGGCAGCCCAAGACTTTGAAGCCGCTGGTGACGCTCAGGCGGCGATTGCAGAGGCGCAGGTCCAAGGCCGTCAATATGAGATGGCCCGCGATCGTTTCGATGACGCCATCAAGCGTATGCCGAAGCAGGCCCCGCAGCAGGCCGATCCGGTCGAGGCGACGATCCAGCAGCTCACGCCGAAGTCGCAGGAATGGGCCAGGAAGAACCGCGAGACGCTGTTCGCCAGCCCGGCTGCGTTCCAGAAGGCTGTCGGGGCTCACTGGTCGGCGATCAGCGAAGGGCTGGAACAGGACAGCGATGCCTATTTCGCCCATATCGACAAGGCAATGGGTCTTTCAGGCTCACCGAAGGCAAGGACATCGACGAGGCGGCCACCGATGGCATCAGCACCAGTGTCGCGCGGCACCGGCGTGAACGGCAAGGTGGTCATGCTGACCACTGCCGAGCGTGAAGCGGCGTCCCGCTTCGGGATGACGGCAGACGAATATGCCCGGTACAAGAAAGAGATTTCCGACCGGCAGGACGATCCGAATTTTAAGCTGCGGCTCAGCGCCAATGATCCGCATATCAAGCAGCAGATAGGGGGCTAATCATGGCGCGCGCAGCAAGACAAGAGACACGGCAGCCGGTCCGACCTGAAATCCGTGGCCGTAATGGCGAGGTTCTGACCCGCGCCCGCACTGGCGGTGCCGAAAGTCCGTTCCATGTTCCTGATAATCTGAAGGATAAAGATTGGGATTACCAGTGGGTTCGGTCGTCCTGCTATGGCAAGGAAGACCCGGCCAATCTTTTCACACATCAGGAAAATGGTTGGCGTCCGGTTCCCGCAGATCGCGAAGGATTTGCTGGACGTTTCGGCGAATCGACGAATACCAATGCAATCGAGCGCGAGGGCCTGATCCTCATGGAACGCCCGATGGAACTGTCAAATCAGGCCCGTCATGAGGATTATGCTGCAGCCGTGACACAGCGGAAGCAGCAAGTCGATGACTTTGCGATGAACGATCTTCCGTCCGGCTTTGACAAAGGTTATGCTCAGGCCGAGAAGAGAGTGAAGCGCACCATCGAGCCCGGCCCCGTTTCGGCTCTGCCGAAGCGCGAGATCGCGGTCAGCGATGAAGAGTAACCCGGCACCCATGTCGGGCAGTAATTCCAGCGCGCCGCTGGAACAGATCAGCAGGCAACGTCTGGCGCGCCGCCAGTCAAGCCAATCCAAAACCGAAATAGGAGTGTAGCCACATGGCTAACACAAACGCACCTTTCGGCTTGCGGGTTCTTGGCGTGAATTCCGGTGGCACTCCGGGCTTCCCCCTTATCACCCGCATCGTCGATAAAGACGACACGCAGGCCATTTACCGTGGCGATGGTGTCAAGAATGAGACCACCGGCTATGTCTCGGCGATCACCGCCGCAGGCACCGTTGCATCGCAATGGGCTGGCATTTTCTGGGGGTGCGAATATCTCAGCACCGCTCAGGGCAAAAAGGTCTTCTCTTCATATTGGCCGGGCGCAGACGCCGCTGCCGATGTGACGGCTTACCTTGTGCCGCTGGCTGGTCATCCTCCGGTCGAGATCGTTGCGCAGGCCACTTCGACGGCTTTCGCATTTGAGGACATCGGCGAAGAAGTCGACATCGGATATCAGGCCGGTACGCCTTATGGCGGCTGGGCGAAGTCCGGCACGACCCTGGCTCAGTCCACTTTGGGCGTCGGTCCGGGCCTGCCGTTCCGCATCGTCGATCTCTGGTCGGCCCGCACGCTTTCGGGCCAGGAAGGCACCGACAATTCCAGTTCCTATAACTGGGTCGTCGTCCGCTTCAACGCCTATGGCGAAACCGGCAACGCATAAGGGGGGCATTGAGCTATGTCTGTTAATCTTGCAGCCATCAAAGATCTGCTGCTTCCCGGCTTGATGAAAGTCACCGGCGAGTATCGCCAGATCGAACCGCAGTGGTCGAAAATCTTCACCACGCACAAGTCGAACATGCAGGTCGAGCGCACCGTTCAGGCTCGCTATATGCCTCTTGCCCGTCTGAAGACGGAAGGCGGGGCAACGAGCTATGACAACGAAAGCGGCGAGCGCTATGTCTACAACATGCAGCCTTCCGAGGCTGGCCTGGGGTATGCCATCACGCGGCCTGCGATCGACGACAACCTCTATCAGGACGCCTTCATGCCGACCAACCTCGGCCTGAACAAGTCCTTCCTCGACTTCTGGGAAATCGAGGCTGCGAACATCTTCAACACCGCGACGACCTACAATGCCGATCTCGGCGGCGATGGCGTGGCGATGCTGTCGACGGCGCATCCCTACGATAACGGAACCTGGGCGAATACCAGCTCGACCCCTCTCAATCTGAATGAGGCCGCGCTGACCAATGCCCAGAAATCGATCCGCAAGAACTTCGTGACGGAATCGGGCCTGAAGGTCCGCGCCCGCGCACGCACGCTTCTTGTCCCGGTCGACCTGGAAGACGTGGCGATCCGCCTGACCAAGACCGAGCTGCGGCCCGGCACCGCGAACAACGACGTGAATGCCATCCTCTCGCTGTCTGGCGGCCTGCCGGGCGGTTACGAGGTCATGGACTACTTCACCAGCGCGTTCGCATGGTTCGTGAAGACCGATGTCGAGGGCCTGATCCATATCGACCGTATCCCTTACGAGATGGACATGCACTGCGACTTCATCACGCACAACCTGCTGGTGCAAGGCTATCAGCGCGCCGGGTTCTTCTATAACGACCCGCGTTGCGTCTGGGGCGAGACACCGACCAGCTAAGAGGACACGCCAATGGTTTACACCAACTTTCCGAACGGCGTGACTTCCTTCGGCGTCCCCATGATTGGGGGCGTCGGCGGTCTGCCTATGACTGGTCGCTGGATGTTCTGCGATGCGGTCAATGGCCGGGATGGCGGCGACGGAACGGCTGACGATCCGTTCGCATCCATCACGCACGCTTTCGATCAAGCCACCGCTGGCAACAATGACGTGATCGTCATCGTCGGCGATGGTTCCACCTCGGCCACGCAGCGGCTCTCTGAGCAGCTTGTCTGGTCGAAAGCCGCAACGCATCTGATCGGCATGACCGCGCCGTCGATGGTCGCTCAGCGCGCCCGCATCTCGACGGCTACCGGGGCCACGACGAACATCGCCAATCTGGTGAACGTCACGGCTCAGGGCTGCGCCTTCCTGAACTTCTCCCTGTTCCAGGGCGTCGGTCAGTCGGCGACCGCCGAACAGCTCTGGCAGGATGCCGGACAGCGCAATTATTACGGCAATGTCGCTTTTGGCGGCATGGGCTCGGCTAATGGCGCGGGCGTGGCGACCAGCTACTCGCTCAAGCTTTATGGCGGCAGCGAGAACCTGTTCGACGGTTGCTTCTTCGGCACCGACACGCAGGACCGCAGCGCGGCAAATACGAATGTGCAGCTTCGGAAGAATGCGTCGAACGAAGCTTCGACCCGCAACGTCTTCCGCAATTGCCTGTTCGCGATGCGCGCGTCAGCGGCGACGCCGACCTTCATCGATGCCAACGAATCCGGCTCGGTCGATCGTTTCAACCTGTTCAAAGGTTGCACGTTCACCAACTTCGGCACGGCTATCGATGCGGGTGTGGCGTTCAATGCCTCACAGGGCGGCTACACCATCCTCGATGGTTGCGCTGGCATCAATGTGACCGCATGGGCCGGATCGGCAACAACCACTGTTCAGATCGTCAATGGCGCTGATAGCGTCGACAGCGGCGGTCTGGCTGTCGCTCAGTCCTAATAGGAGGTTCCATGAGCGGAATGAAAGCGCCGAAGTCCAAGCCCGGCGAAAAAACGGCTAAGGAAGCAGCCCGGCCCGAACCGCAGCATGGTTCTGGGTCCGATACCAGCCCTTACAGCTCGGCACGCAAGCCGGTTCGTAAGGCCAGCAAGTAAGCAACGGGGCGGCCTTCGGGTCGCCCTCTTACTTTCATCTGAGGATTTTCGAACATGGCGCATCCTTGGCGAGCTTCCAAGACGCTGGCGGCGGCAGACGATAACGGCATCGCGGAATCGCAGACGCCAGGGGCTGGCGCAATTACGCTGGACGGCGACCTTGTGGTCGATGGCGTTGCAATACTCGACACGCCGCGACAGGTCAGCATCACCAGCGGCGGCACCGACACCGGCATCACATTCACCGTCATCGGAACGAATGGCGCAGGCCATCCTCTCCAAGAGACGATCACGGGCGGCGATGGCGGCGCGGTTGCGACGACGCAGGATTTCCTGACCGTCACCGAAGTGACGCATACCGGCAGCGTGGCCACCACGGTCATCATCGGCACCAACGGCGTCGGCTCGACCCCGTGGTTCGTGGTCGACAATGACATCGCGCCGATGGTGTTCGGCATCGAGGTCGTGGTCAGCGGGACCGTGAACTATACGGTCGACGTGACCTATCAAGACCCGAATGAGCCGTTTTCCGGCACCTTCGTTCCGGTTTACGACCTGTCGTCACCGGACTTTGCCGACGAGACGGCCAGCAAGGCGGGCAGCTTCGAATTCCCGATCTTCGCCATCCGTCTGACGATCAATTCCGGCACCGGCACCGCCTATTTCAGCGTCATTCAGGCTGGCCAGACCGCTCGATAAGGATTTCCGCCGATGGCAAGCACGGGCACCTATACCTTCGCGCCGTCAGCGGCGGACATCATTCTGAATGCATATGGCATGATCGGCGTGCGGCGGCCTGACATCACGCAGCAGCACCTCGAAGACGCTTATATGCAGGCGAATATGCTGATGGTGGACTTCACCAACAGGAATCCGAACCGCTGGGCGCTGGAAACGCAGAGCCAAGTCCTGACCGCCGACGATCCCGATTATACCCTCGATGCGCGCACGGTCTCGATCGCCATCGCCTACATCGACACGACCGCCAGCGGCGTGACGACCAGCCGGGTGATCGGTCCCATGAGCGCGGTCGATTATGCCTCACTGGCGAATAAGGGACAGTCCGGGCCTCCGACCAGCTACTGGTTCGACCTGCAGAAGACGCCGACGATCACGCTTTGGCCGGTGCCGGATGACACAGCGACATACACGCTGAAGATGCAGACCTTCCGGCAGATGCAGGATGTGAACCTGTCGTCTGGCTACAATTTCGATAGCCCCTATCGGTTCCTCGACGCCATCGCGACCGGCATGGCCGCGCGGCTGGCTCTGATCTATCCGCCGAAAGAGCCAGGAAAGGCCGACAAGCTCGAACAGCTCTTCGAGAAACGCTTCACCCTGGCGGCAGCCGAGGATCAGGAAGACACGCCGCTGCAGATCCTGCCGAGCATGGCCGGTTATTTCAGGATGTAGCCGATGGTCCAATCCTATCCGAGCCATGCCGTCATCGATCCGGCCAATCCCGAAGCGCTCGGGATCTGCGATCGGTGCGGCAGTCAGTGGAATTTGAGCGATCTGCGCTATCAGATGCAGTGGAATGCGGTTCGGATTTACAACACCGGACTGAAGGTCTGTCCGACCTGCTACGACGAGCCGTCTGAATTCCTGCGCACGCTCATTCTGCCGCCAGACCCGGCCCCTGTTTACGATACGCGCCCGGCGCAATTCTATGTGCAAGAGCGCAATGCCTACACGCTGAAGCCTGCCGCTATCGGTCAGAAGATGTTCCCGGTGGTCAGCAGTCTCTTCACCCTGCTCTCGCAGATCAAGGGGCTCGCGCCGTTCACGTTCAGCGATACGAGCAGCCTTCAGGCAGACCTCGAACTGGCATGGCAAATGCTGGTGACTGAGCCGGTCGCGCTTCTCACGGAAGATGGCGTCGAGCTGATCACCGAGGATGAAGAAGACTATATCGGGACCGAAGGCCAAGGGTTTGCCGTTACCGGCAATCTGGCCGTGACCCTCACTCTAACGACACCATAAGCGGACCATGGCAACAGGCGACAAAATCAGCGAGCTGCCAGCAGGCACAATCGCGGGCGGCGAACTCGTCCCCATGGTGCAGGGCGGTGTGACCAAGAAGGGCACGCTCGGCAGCATGGCGGCAGAGACCGCGACCGACTATCCGACCGACGCCCAGCTTGCGGCCACCAGCGCCCCGTCTGGCGCGTCTCTGGTCGGCGTTGATAATACCGGCTACGAAGTCCTGACCGGCAGCGACGCGCAGACCATATTCGACGAGACCGATAGCGCTCTGTTGAAGGCGCGCTCGACCGGCGTGCTGTTCGGCGGCGCTCTCTCCGACCAGGGCAGCGGCGTCATCCGCATTGCGGCGGGCGAAGGTGGCATTCTCGACAATACCGACCCGGAAAATCCGACCTATACAGCCGTAACCTGGGCGCAGCAGGATGTCGATCTGTCCATGACAGACGATGTTTATTATCTCTATATCGACGACACCGGAACGCTGCAGAATACGACGACAGAGCCTTCGCACGCTGATTACCGGACCTATATCTGGCTGCATCGCGTCTCGATTCTGTCGAATGTCTATTCGGCCAGCACGCCGATCCCCATGCCGGTGCAGCAATATGGCCCTGGCATCTGGGATCTGTTCCGTGCGCTGGGATTCATCAAGCGCGACCTCGACCTTTCGGCGGCAAGCACCAATTTGACGATCGCCGTAGCCGCTGGCGAAGTTTATCAGGCCGGTGCGAACTTCTATACCAGCGCCATCTCGCCGCATGAGGTGGAATATCCGCTAAAATCCCCGGCGACCTTCCGCATGGTGACGCAGGCGGGCGCTCTTGGCTCTGACATCACGTCTTTGCCGGTCGGCAGCTATGACAATGCCGGAACAATTACGGCCATCCCTGGCGCATCCACACGCGCCACCGTCTTCACGGTGAAGATGTTCGCCGGTTCTGGCGGTAATATCCGCATCTTCTACGGCCAAGCCTTTTACAACAATGTCGCCGATGCGCAGGCCGCTTTGACTGACGGCACGCTGTCGTTCGTCTCGCCCGCAATTTACAATGAAGCGGTGACATTGGGCTGGATCATCGCCGAGAAGGGCGCGACGAACCTTGCAGACGGCACGCAGACCTTCATCACGGCGAATAAGTTCGGCGGCGTGGGTGGCTCCCTGGCGTCTTCTGGTGCCGGTGCGCTTCTGGCAGCCAACAATCTATCCGACCTGACCGATGTCACGGCGGCACAGCAGAACCTCGATCTTGAGCCCGGTGTCGACGTTCAGGCTTACGATGCTGACCTTCAGGCTCTGGCCGATAATACCGACGATGGTCTCTGGGCCAGGACGGGCGCAGGAACCGGCGCGGCGCGCACGATCACGGCGGGCACCGGAATCAGCGTGTCTGATGGCGATGGCGTGTCCGGCGATCCGACGATCGCGGCATCCTCAAATTATCAGGCGGCGGCTCTTGTTGCCGATATAGATGGCGGCGGCGCAGAGATCGAAACTGGAATACAAGGATGGCTTCAGGTTCCATTCGCCTGCACGATCACCAGCAACACGCTGCTGGCTGATCAGTCCGGCTCTATCGTCATCGACATTTGGAAGGATACTTACGCCAATTATCCACCAGACAATTCCGACAGCATAACCGCAAGTGCTCCCCCCACAATATCGGCGACGAACAAGTCGACAGATAGCACATTGACGGGATGGACGACAAGTGTATCTGCTGGCGACATCCTCTATTTTAATGTCGACAGCGTTTCAACTATAGAGCACGTTGTTTTGACCTTGTTCGTGACGAAGACCTGACGAATGGCTGTTACCCTTGCAGGCTCGACCACATCAGCAATTGCGACTAGCGGTTCTGCTACGCCAAGCATTCCCGGCACTCCGCAAGAAGGCGATGTTGTCATCGTCGTCGCTTCTGTTGACGGTCCATTTGCGCTTACTGCGCCGACAGATGGATCGACGCCTTATGATGCGGTTTTTGGTCCGCTTGCCGCTGGCGTTCCCAGTGTCGGCGTTTGGTATAAAATCATGGGGTCGACCCCGGATTCGACTGTATCCCTGACGGGAAGCAGCCAGGATTCGGCGTGGATTGTGTTGACCTTTCGTGGCGTCGACATCGTGAACGGGCCGTTTATAGAGCAGCCTGTCGTGAATTATCAGGCAACAGGTGATCCGACGCCCTTGCCTATTATCGGCAAGGCTGGGTCTGGCGCGATCCTGTCCTGCGGTTTCCTTGACGACGTGAATGCGACATCGGTCACGCAATCCGGCGCGACTGATGTTGTTTTCATCGCGGCTGGGGGCACTGCGGGTTCCACATCGACAACGATGATTGGTTGGCAGCCGTTCAGCGCTTACGGCATCGTCTCGCCATCTGCCTTTGTGACAGACGGCGATGATGAAAACGTGGCCATCACGATTGCGCTGAAGGCTCAAGGAAGCCGCACAGCTCAAACGGTATTCTTGACGAGCACGGGGGCCGGTACATGGACGGTGCCGGATGATTTCGACCCTGCTGCTAACAGCGTTGAATGCATCGGTGGCGGCGGTGGTGGTGATACCCCGTCGACAACTGGCGGCGGTGGCGGCGGAAGCTCCGCATATGCATCTGGACATAATTTCAGTCTAACGCCAGGGGCCTCGATCAACTATTCGGTTGGCGCTGGAGGCACCGCAAATGGCGGCAATGGCGGGAATTCATTCTTTAATGCCACAAGCCTTGCGAATGCAATTTCGAACGGCTCTTCAGTCTCTGTCGGGGCCGATGGTGGAAATGGTACGGGCACAATCACAGGCGGGACTGCCGGAACGGCTGGGGCAAGCGTCGGTGTCGTAACTTATTCCGGGGCTGCAGGCGCAAATGGCGGCAATGCAACGTCCGGCGGCGGCGGCGGCGGTGCCGGTTCTGCAGGTCCATCTGGTGCAGGAAAAACTGGTGGCGCAGGTGCTGCAGCAGCGCAGGGATGTGGCGGCGGCGGCGGCGGTTCAAATGGTGGGTTTTCGTCAGTCGGGGCTCCCGGAAATAGCTCGACCAATGGCGGCGCTGGCGGAAATGGATATGACGGAACCGGCAGTGGTGCAAATGGCGACCCAGCCTCTGCGGGGACGAATGGTGGTGGTGGCGGCGGCTCTGACAATAATGGCGGTGATGGCCCGGCTGGTGGAACGGGCGGACCATCGATCTGGTGGACGCAGACCTCTGACTTGTCGACTGCAGGCCCTGGCGGCGGCGCAGGCGGTGGTGATGGCGGTGCTGCTGGTGGCGGCAACCCTGGCGGTCAAGGCGGCCTCTATGGCGGCGGTGGCGGCGGTGCAGGCGACACGAGCACCGGCACGCAGTTTTCTGGTGGCGTTGGCAGGCAGGGCATTATTGTAATCAGCTATCTTCAAGTCAATGCGGCGCGGTTCCGTGGATACATAATCGCATGACGCGCCTTCAGCTTCTCGATGACGGGCCTCAGATCACAGATCGCCTTGTGGCGCATTGGGCTGCTGGCGATCTGGTCAGCCTTGTTGGTAGCTATAAGGCGCATTTCCGAGATCTGTTTCGTCCGACCCTTCAGGCTGACCATGGTGTCGCGGCAGGTCTCGTTTCGATCACGTCAGGCTCGACCGGCGAACAGAAGCTTGTGCATGTGCCTTGGTCTGCGGTTGAAGCGAGATGCCGCATGTCAGTCGCTGCGATCGGCCATCAGAACTATGCGGTGACGCTCAGCACGCTCTCGCCGTCTTACAGCGGCGGCGCGGTGCTTGGTCGCCTTGCCGCGCATTATGCTGGTGGCCAAGCTGCATCATGGACTTACGCAGAAGGGGCGAACATCTTTCCGGTGGTGGATGACCAGGGTGTCACATGCCTGATTTGCACGCCGGGGACGCATATTTACATGCTGCGCAGCTTTCCGACACCGAAACAAAAGACGTTGCGGTGCATCATTTCGGTCGGCGATCCGATGACTGCAGAGGCTTACCGAGAAATTCGTGATGGCTATGGAATCGCGCCGATCAATATCTATGGCAGCAATGAGACCGGCATCGTGTCGATCTCAGATGGCGAAGAGCCGGTCGATGGCTGTGTCGGTCGCGTTGTCGATGGCGTCGAGGCAAGGATTGCGGGCGGCGTCCTTGAGGTTCGAAGCTCTGGGCTTGCCTCTGGTTACTATGGCGAAGGCCCGCTGCCCGTGGATGGTGAAGGATGGTATTCCACTGGCGATCTGGCGGAAATCAAGCGCGACAAGCTCTATCTGATGGGTCGCAAGTCCGCATAATTCCGATGCAGCCATTCGTCGGCAATCTGCTGATCGAGGCGATGGAAGAGGGCGACAGCGCGGTCATCGAGATCGATGACGCAGAGCTGATGGATCTGGCACTGGCCTATTCAGGCGATCCAGCCATGATCACATGGACCAAGGGCACGACCGGTAAGCGCAAGGGTGTGATCGTGCCGTGGCCCAAAGTCAAAGGACGATGCGCCAATCTGGTCGCCGCCATGGGCATGGACAACATGCGTGTGACGATGCCGACCAGCCTGTTCGCGCATTCGCATAGCATTATCGCTGGACAGCTTGCCCCGATGATGGCTGGGCTGAAGGCGGTGCCGTGGGCCGACACAGATGATCCGCGCGGGGTGGCCGACTACATCGACGACCATGGCGTCACCTGCTGGGTCTCGTATTTCGATGCAACCATGGCGCTGGTTCGCGCCGGGACGATGCCGAAGCGAGGCACCTTGCGCTGCATCTCTCTGGCCGGTCAGACGCTCACGGAAGGGCAGAGGCGGACGATTGCTGAAGCCTTCGAGGTGTCGGTGATCAATTGCTATGGGGCGTCAGAGGTCAGTCTGGTAGCGTTCTCGAATGGCGGCGGCATCGCTGATGGAAAGGTCGGAAGGCTGGCCCATGATGTCGCAGTGAGGATTGTCGACGGTCAGATTGAAGTCAAGACGCCTTACGTGGCCGATGGCTATCTCGGATCAGACACCGAATTTCCGCTTGATGGCGGCTGGTACAAAATCGGCGATAGGGGACGCTTCGATCGGGGCGTTCTCTATGTTGACGGGCGCAACGCGCAAAGGAATTACTGAACATGGCAGCTTTCACGACATCCCCGCGCAATGCGATGCTCGACTGGCTGGTCGGCAATGCCGATCCAGCAGCGACCGCGACGCGCTATATCACGACATTTAACGGCGATCCGCAAGGTGCCGGGACCGAGAATATCAGCACGCTCACCGGATCATCGAACCGCATCGACCTGACCACGGCCATGGCAGCGGCAGCTTCGGCGCAGGCCGTTAACGACGCGATCATCACCTTCACCAGCAATGCGAACGGCAACGCCTCGGTAAACTATGTGGCCGTTTATGACGCGATCACGGCGGGCAACCTTCTGGCATCGGCACAGGTCACGCAGAAGGATGTGACGACCGGCGACAGCCTGACCATCCAAGTCGGCAACTGCGTTTTCGAGATCCAGTAATGACAGACCATCAGATCAACGTCCGCTTTCAGGTGAACGGCGGCATGACCGCTCAGAAGCGCCAGGAAGCCGCGCAGGACCGCGAAGACCGGATCGTCGCCCATATGGCCGCAGCCATCTCTGGCGGCTCAGGTAGCGCGCTGACGGCGATAAAGGCCGAAAGCGAGGCGCGAACCATCTATCGAGCAGTGATGGCCATGCATGAGGCCCTGGCGAAGGAAGTAGGCTAATGGCTTACACCTACGCCACATTCGTCTCGGCGCTCTCGACCGAGGTGAACATCAGCTCGACCGAGACAAATTTCGTCATCATTTTGCCGACGATAATCGATCAGGCCGAGCAGCGCATTTATCGCGACCTCGACCTGCTTTCGACCATCGTTTCTGACACATCGGCCACGACAAGCGCCAATCAGCGCAGCTTTACGCTGCCGCAAGATCAGGGGCGCTTCGTCACGGTGCAATCGATCAACATTTTTAATTCCAGCAATGAGCGGGTGCCGCTGACTAAGGTCTCGCGCGAGGCGATCGATCTGCTGTGGCCCTCTGAAACAGCAGCGAGCGCCACCACCATTCCGTCGAAATATGCGCCGCTGACCGATCAGCAGGTTCTCTTCGGCCCTCCCCCTGGCGCAGCCTTCACGGTCGAGGTGATCGGCACCATCCGGCCAGCATCGCTGTCGGCATCGAACACCACGACATTTTTGTCGCAATATCTGCCGGACCTGTTTCTGGCGGCCTCAATGGTGGCAGCTTCAGGCTATATGCGCAATTTTGGATCGCAGGCCGATGACCCCAAGATGGCTCTGAGCTGGGAATCCGACTATCAGATGCGCCTTGCCTCGGCCAGCGCTGAAGAAATGCGGAAGAAGTTCCAAGCATTCGGCTCGACGGGGGCTTAATAGATGCCGCTCGGTGAAATCCGCCTCGAACCTGGGCTCGATGTCGAAGAGACTGCCACCTATGATAAGGCGGCATATGTCGATATCACCTATGGTCGCTTTAAGGCTGGCCTGTTCCAAAAACTTGGCGGCTGGCAAAAATACTATCCCCTGGCCATCGACGGTGAAGGGAAGGCTCTGCATGCGTGGCAGGACCTGAATAACAACAAGCGGCTGGCGATTGGCACCACGACGGGCCTGTTCGCTTTGAACAGCGCGCTCTCTGAACTGTCCCCGCAGACGCTGGAAACCGAAGACGACCCAGATTTCGAAAGCACGGCCTCTGATGCCACGATCGAGATCACCGACACCAATATCAGCAATGTGACCCCGGACGATAGCGTCTATTTTCGCACGCCGGTCAGCATCGGCGGCATAATCCTGTCGGGTCTTTATTCCATCGCCACGCGCACCAGCGCCACCAGTTATACCATCGAGGCGCAAGCGAACGCTTCGAAGACAAGGGCAAACCTGACGATCACGGACATTACGCAGGCTAATCCCGGTGTCGTGACTTATTCTGGTGCGGACAATATCGCCGAGGGCGATCTGGTCTATATTTTCGGCGTCGGCGGCATGGCAGAGGTGAACGGCACGATCCAGACCGTGACGAACCTGGATACCGGCGCAAACACCTTTGAGATCGAGGACACCAGCACGTTCACCCCCTACACCACCGGGGGCACATTGTCATTCGCGGCGGTTCCGATGTTCACGACGACCAGCGGGGAATCTGCTGTCAGCGTGACCCTTCAGGACCATGCCCAGAGCGTCGGCAATGATGTGATCTTGGATCTTCCGACAGTGGTCGGCGGCATTACCATTCAGGGAAGATACAGCGTCACCAGTGTTACGAATGCCGATGTCTTCGTTATTACCGCGAATGAGGCTGCATCCTCTTCGGCAGTGGCGTTCATGAACGATGGTCAGGTGGCTCTGACTTATTATATTGCGCTCGGTCCGCGCGGTGGCGGCTCTGGCTACGGTCTGGCCGACTATGGCGAGGGGCCTTATGGCATTGGCGGCACGACGCCGGATATTCAAGAAGGCACTGCGCTTGTCGTGACAGACTGGACGCTCGACAACTGGGGCGAAATCCTTCTTGCCGGTGCTGAAAATGGCGGCATCTATTCCTGGGGTCCGACATCTGGCTTTCAGAACATGAGCGTCATCGAGACCGCGCCGCTGTTCAACACCGGCATGTTCGTCAGCATGGCGCAGCAGCAGGTCATTGCCTACGGGTCATCGATCAGCGCCCGCGACTTCGGCGGCATCGGCATTTATCAAGACCCGCTTCTGGTGGCCTATAGCAATGTGTCGGATTTCACGAACTGGACCGCGACAGTCACCACGCAGGCCGGAAATTTCCGCATCCCGACAGGATCGGAAATCGTCGGGGCTGGCGCGACACCGAACCGGAACCTGATCTGGACCGATCTTGAATGCTGGGCGATGACTTATCTCGGTTATCCGCTCATCTATAGCTTCAACAAGATCGGTTCGAATTGCGGCCTGATCGGGAAACACGCCTGGGCACAGCTCGGAAATGGCGTCTTCTGGATGGGGAAGAGCAACTTCTTCATGTATACTGGAAGCGGTGTGCAGCCATTGCCTTGCTCCGTCTGGGATTTTGTCTTTCAGGATCTCGACCAAACGAACGCGCATAAATGCGTCGCGGCATCGAACACCGACTTCACCGAGGTGTGGTTCTTCTTTCCATCCGCATCGGGCGGCCTGGGTTATCCCGATAAATATGTGAAGCTGAACATCGTCGAAAACACCTGGGATGCAGGACCGATGTCACGTCTTGCGTGGATTGATCGCTCGGTTCTCGGCGCACCGATAGCCATCGGCGGCAATACCGGGCTGCTTTACCAGCATGAGACCGGATACGATGCGGACACCGAGCCGCTGACGCCGAGCTTCACGACCGGATTCTTCTATCTCGATGAGGGTCAGAACTTCTTCATCGTCGACCAGATCATCCCGGACATGAAGTGGGGATCGTATGGCGGCGATCAAGACGCGCAGGTGATGATCACCATCAATGCGGTCGAGACGCCCGGCGAGACGCCGGTCACATATGGGCCGTTCCTGATGACGCAGGCGACGCAATATATCGACTGCCGCATCCGGGCTCGCCAGATCTCGGTCACGGTTTCCAGCTCTGATAGCGGTTCCTTCTGGCGGCTCGGGCTGCTGCGGTTCCGCTTCGCACCGGACGGGCGCAGATAGACATGGCACCATCACTGACGGCTGAGCAGCAGGCTGCAATCTTGCAGTCTGGCGGCAGCTCACGCGACGACGACAACATCACCGTGCAGCGCGCGCAGGCGCAGAACCTGTCGCAGCTTGTTCAGGCGCTTGGCGATACGGGCGGCGATAACGTCACGGCGTTGGGCATGATCGTGACCGCGATCAACTCACTGACGACCGCCTTCACGACCTTTCTGGGCATCGGCGGCACGGCGGGCACCTTTACTATGGATGCGGACGCCTCGACCACGGTGGCCGACGCCAATGTCACCGCGTCGAGCCTGATCTTCATCACGCCGACGAACGCTTCTGCCGCGACGCTGGTCTCTGGATCGTCCGGCCCATATGTCACGAACCGGGTCGCCGGGGTCTCATTCGATGTCAATACGGCAGATGCCGGTTCGGCAGCGGGCACCGAGACCTTCAATTACCTGATCATTAATCTATAGGGCACGCCATGCCGCTGAAATCTGGATCGAGCCGGGCAACGGTCGGCGCGAACATCGCCGAATTGCAAGCTTCAGGCAGACCGCACAAGCAGGCTGTCGCCATTGCACTGAAGGAATCGCGCAAGAAGGCCGCAGGCGGCGCTGTGGGGGCCATGAAGGGCAAGACAGGGGGCAGAGCCGATGAACTACCAGTCACGGCCCGCAAGGGCTCATACGTTATTCCTGCCGATGTGGTGGCCGCTTTCGGCGAAGGCAACACCATGGCCGGTATGGATCGGCTTTTCGGCCATTTCCCCATGTCGAAGCCGCTGAAGAAGGCAAAGCCGAAGCGGGCGAGCGGCGGCGCTGTCGATATCCTCGTCAGCGATGGGGAATTCATTGTCTCGCCAGAAGACGTGGCCGAAGTGGGCGGTGGCGACATCGACCTGGGTCACGACATCCTCGATCAACTCGTCATGCAGACCAGAAGGCAGCACATTCAGGATCTGCAGGCAATGCCAGGACCAAATCAATAATGCTCGACATTCCGATGAATGGAACGCAGGCCACGCCGGTTTCTGCGAATGCCCTTCCGCGCGTCCGCTCTGCCTCTCCTGAAGACTTCAACCAGATCATGCAATTTTGCCGGGCTCTTCACCACGAGAACGGCATCTCGAATGTCGATTGGGCGCTGGTCGCGCAGAAGATGATGCAGGGCGTCAATCAAGACGGCGCGATCATCGGCGTGATCGGACCAGTCGGCAAGATCGAGGGCATGATCTACATGCAGATTTCGTCCATGTGGTATTCGGGCGAAGTCATTCTCGAAGAGCTTTTCAACTATGTCGCGCCAGAATATCGGCGGTCGTCAAATGCGAAAGCTTTGATCGAATTCGGAAGATCATGCGCGGAACGCTTCGATGTCCCGCTTCTGATCGGCATTATTTCAAACGATAGAACAGAAGAAAAAATTCGGCTCTACCGTCGACGCCTCGGCCCTCCTGCCGGGGCGTTCTTCTTGGTGAATGCGAAAACAGGAAAATAAGGCATGTGCGGCAAGGGCTCTAAGAAGCAATCGCAGACCACGAATAGCAGCAGCACGAGCACATATAAGCCTGATCCGTATGCTTATAGCTCTTACCAGGATGTGATCTCTGGTGCCCGCAATGTCGCGAAGACGCCTTTCAATTACGATACGACGCGGAATGTCGCGGATCTGACCCCGCAACAGCTCGCCGGTTATGATCTGATCGGCGCGCTGCAGGGGGCTTTCATTCCCTATCTGGACGCGGCTTCAGGATACACGGCAGCGGGCGCTGCGCCAATCGGAACGGCGCAGATCAACAACTATATGGACCCGTACCGGCAGCAGGTCGTCGACGCCACGCTGGCAAACATCAATCGCAGCAATGCGGTGCAGCAGCAGGACGTGATCGGAAATGCTGCTGCGCAGAATGCTCTTGGCGGAAATCGTGTCGGCATCGCTCAGGCAGAGCTGGCTCGCTCACAAGACCTATCTCGCGATCAGACTATTGCAGATCTGCTGTCCGGTGGCTTCTCGCAAGCCCTGTCGGCTGCGCAGAGCGATTCCGCGCGCCAGATGCAAGCTGGGCAGCAGTTCGCCAATCTCGGAACACTCGGTCAGACGCTCGGTCTGCAGGGCGCTGAAAGCCTTATCAACGCTGGCGGTCAGCAGCAGGCGTTCTTGCAGTCGCTCTATGATGCGGCTTCAGGCAATCAGCAGATGGCGACTATGTGGCCGATCCAGCTTCAGCAGTGGCTGGCGGGCATTGTATCCGGCATCGGTCCGCTCATGGGCGGCACGACCAACACGACCGGCACCAGCACGACGAACGCAACAGCCAGCCAGGGCAAGGGCGCTGGCAACATCATCGGCAGCGCGCTAACCCTCGCCAGCATGTTCTCGGACGAGCGCATGAAGGAAGACATCGAGCCGGTCGGCGAGCTTGATGACGGCCAGACAGTCTACAAATACCGCATGAAGGGCGATCCGCGCTTCCAGATCGGCCTCATGGCGCAGGAAGTCGAAGACCGTCATCCTGAAGCGGTCAGCGAACTTGGCGGCATGAAAATGGTCAACTACGACAAGGCGACTGGCGGATATGCAGGCGGGGGGTCTGTTGAAGAGCAGATTGCTGATCTCATTCGTGGCAACCAGTTCGGCGAGTTTAGCGGTCTTTGGAATAAGATGAGGCCCGCAAAGCCGATCATCCCGGATGCATCTCTTCCGAGCGCGCCGGGCATGAGCGATATGGGTGGCGGCGGTGATCAGGGTGGTGGCTTCGATCCATCGAAATCAATCAGCCTTGGAAAATCGGCACGAGCTGGAATAGACAACATCCTGCGCGGGCTTGATCCTGCGAAGGGCTGGGGTGCGTCTATCGAGCCACTGAGCGGTGCATCAAGCGGTAAGGGCCTTTCTTCTATCGGCTCACTTTTCGGCTTTGCACAGGGTGGCGCAATCCCGCGCTATGGCGACGGCGGTGGTCTCGGGGATTTCTGGAAATATTTCGCATCCCCGATCTGGGGCGCTTCTCAGAATGGCGGCGAAGGCATGGCCATGATCTCGCCGATCATGGGTCTGATGGGCGACAATGCCGGTGGCGCAGGCGGAATTGCCAGCCTTCTTGGTGGCGGCGGTCTAGGCGGCCTTCTCGGCATGTTTGCGGATGGCGGCGGGGTGGACGAAATGCCAGCGCTTCCTGCCACGCCGACGATGGGCGGCAGCGCCTATGATTGGATGAGCGCATTTGCGCCTGGGCGTGTGGGCAATGATTATTACGATCAGGGCTGGCTCGATCTTCTGCGTTCTCGGATGAAGCCGAGCGAAGCCACCAAAGTCGTAACGCCAGCACAAGATGCAGTCAAGCCGACTTCATCGACAGGAAAAGGAAAGATTGGCAAAGGATCTCGCCCTGTCGGCGGTCTTGGAAAGGGCACGAAGGGCACTCACGCGCATGGCGGACCAGTAAGGTTCAACTATGGCGGTCGTTATGGTGACTATCGTTACACCGGCGACATTCATGATCGCGGAACTGGAAGCTATGACGATTACGGGTACTGGCGCGGATATGTCGGCGCTGAGCATCCTTGGCACGAAGCTGTTCCATATGAGAATTACCGCACCAATCCATTCGGTGAGCAGGGGCCGATCAATCGGCAAGGGCAGCTTCTGCCGGAAGACACATCATGGTACAGCAGCTATTATCGAAACCCGACGCCGATCGCAGATCAACCGAATATTGCGTTTGATTCTGCCCCGACATCTCTTCAGTCAGACGCGCCGCGCTCTCAAACTCGCGAGCATTACGGCTATGGTTATTACAACAGGCCGCAGGCCAGCACCGGAAAGGGCAAGGGCAAGGGATCATCCCGGTCAGCACCTCGCAGCGGGTTTGGTCTTGGAAAGGGTAGCCGGGCCATGGGTGGTCGCACCTATGCGGATGGCGGCGGCGTAAGGCCGGGGTTTGAGCTTGGCGGCGGTCTCTTCGACTTCCTCGATCTCTTCAATCCGATCAGCATGGCCGAGGCCGCGCCCGCAATCCAGTTCCCGCAGAGCACGCCGAAGAGCGACAAGCTGGCCATGGCCCCCGGAATTCCTGGGCTTGACGAGCTGTTCAGCGACGTGCCGACCATGGGCGAGAAAACGCCAACTTTCACCGGCGCACCGGCCATGGCGGATTCAGCTCAGCCGCGCATTACGGCGGGTCCGTTCAACCGGGGCGTCAATGACGCGATCTTCAACGCGGCCCGTGAATATGGCGTGTCGCCCGAAGATCTGTTCGCATTCGCGCGGATCGAAAGCTCTGGCGACCCGAATGCTCGAACCGGCTCATATCATGGCCTATTCCAACTCTCGAACAACGAGTTCGACCGATATGGCGGCGGCGACATTTACAACCCCGTCGACAACGCCAATGCGGCGGCTCTGAAGCTGAAGGCCGAAAGCGCCGACTTCGAGCGCAAATATGGTCGCGCGCCTGCGCCATGGGAACTTTACATGACGCACCAGCAGGGCGAAGGCGGCTTTCAGGCTCACATGAGCAACCCGGAAGGGCTGGCATGGGAGAACATGGCCTCTACCGCCGAGGGACGCCAGAAAGGCCCTGCGTGGGCCAAGGCGGCGATCTGGGGCAACGTGCCGAAGGATGCGCGGGCTCGATATGGCTCGGTCGATAATATGACCAGCGCCGACTTCCTAGACCTCTGGAAAGGCAAGGTCGATCGGTTCCGCCAGCCCGGCGCTGTGGCGAGCGCGAACACCGGCGCACCGGCAGAGCCCGGCGCATTCGGTGGCCCGCAGGGGCTCGTCGCCAAGGGTATGGACCGCGAGGAACCGGCCAGCAACAAATATCAGTCGCCACAGGATCAGCAGACTGGCGGCCTGTTGAAGCGTCTGTTCGGCATCGATTTCAACCCGTTGCGGCTGAACGAGAACGAGCGCATGGCGCTGATGTCGGCTGGCCTGACCATGATGTCGACCGGCGATGTCGGTCGCGGCGGTCTGGCCGGTCTGCAATATCTGCAGGGTGCCGAAAAGCAGCAGCAGGACGCCTCTTTGGCGGCACAGAAGCTGCGGCTCGACATCATGACCAAAATGAAGCCCGACTTCCAGCAGATCGGCGAAGATATGTACGGCGGCAAGCAGTATGGATTCGTCGATCCGTTCAAGGGCACCGTGACGCCTGTCAAATCGCCGGGCGGTGATCAGCGCGCCGCTGAAGACGCCCAATTTGCCGGTCTTGCTGGCGAAGATCTGATCGGCGCGCTTCCGCCGCAGATTGGTTCTCAGGTCAAAGCCATTGTCGAGGGCCGCATGGCCCCGCCGAGCAGCTTTGCACTTAAGTCGCCATATTGGCAGAAAATGCTGGGCTATGCCTCACAATATGAACCCGGCTTCGACCTGACAAACTGGAAGGTGCGCAGCGAAACGCGGGCCGATTTCTCGAAGGGCAAGGCCGCCGCGAACATCAAGTCGCTGAACACGGTCATGGGCCATTTGGACAGCCTCGACAAGGCCATCGAGCCGCTGAACAACACCCGCTGGCCGATGCTGAATACCGCTCTGAACGCGGTCCAGACCAATATCGGCGACACCGGCCTGCAGTCCGCGATCAAGTCCTTCAACGTGAAGAAGGACGCGGTGGCGACCGAGCTGATGAAGGTCTTCCGCGAGACCGGCGCAGGATCGGTGACGGAAATCCAGGAATGGAAGAAGCTGATCGACACGTCGGATTCGCCAGAAGCTCTGCACACAGCAGTGCAGGCGGCGCTCGACCTGATCGGCTCACGCATGAGCGCCGTCAACGATCAATGGAACCGCGTCTTCAGCGATAATCGCAATGTCGAGGAGATCTTGAGCCCGCATGCGCGCGAGATTTACCAGAGACTGAGCGGACAAGCGGGTACCGAGGGTGGTCAGAAGGGCGCGCAGACTGCACCGTCTGGCGTCCCGGCACCGAAGACCCAAGCCGAATATGAAGCGATCCCTTCAGGCACACTGTACCTGCACCCTGACGGTCAGACCAAGGTGAAACCATAATGGCAGATTGGGGATTGAATGACCCCCTGGCGGGCGCGGCATCCACGGCAACGCCGACAGCAATGTCGGCAGAACCGGCTGCGCCTGCTGTCGATTGGGGCCTGAACGACAAGGCCAAGGCCGATGAGGGGTGGCTCGATTATATCAACGGCATCGCTCAGAAAGTCGCCAGCGGCGTCACCATGGGCTTTGAAGATGAGATCGCCGCTGGCATGGGGTCACTTTTCGGCCTCGGGCATCGGGTCGGCCTGAAGGATTACGACGAAATTCTAAAGGAAGTCCGCGCTGAAGGTGATCAATTCCGCCAGCTTCACCCTTATGTGTCGACGGCTGCCGAAGTCACCGGCGCGGTTCCGACCATGGTCGGCGGTGCCGGTCTGGTCAAGGGCGTGCCGATGCTTGGCAAGACGCTCGGGATGATCGAGAAGGTGCCGGGATGGCTGACCCGCTCGTCATTGCGCGGCGCGGCTGCCGGTGCCCCGTATGGGGCTCTGCATGAGGTTGGAACCGCCAGGGACATCTCGACGCCGGGCGAATACGCCGAGAAGGCCCTGGAAGGGGGCAAGGAAGGCGCAATGTATGGCGCGCTGTTCTCGCCTGCCTTTGAGGGCGCAGGCCGTGCCATCGGCTCTGTGGTCGGCCCATGGGCCTCGAAAGAGGCGCGGGCGCTGCTCGACAAGGATGTCCCGCTGACCATGGGCGAAACCATCGGCGGCCCGGTCAAATGGTTCGAAGATGTGGCGTCACGCCTGCCGCTGGCCGGTCACACGGTCCGCGCAGCGCAAGAGCGCTCGACCATGGGGTTCAATAAGGCCGCGATCAACGAGGCCCTGGCCCCGCTCGGCAAGAAGATCACCGGCGAAGGCGGTCATGACGCGATCGTCGAGGCCGCCGACACCATCGCCAAGTCCTATGAGAAGACGCTGGCGCGGATGAACGGAAGCGTCGACAAGCCGCTTCTGGACGCGATCGGCACCATCCGGGGCAAGCTGCCGCAGGTGAAGTGGCCAGAGTTCGACGACGCGCTGCGCCGCAACCTGTTCAGCATCGCTGACCAGAGGACCGGCGATTTGTCACGGAATGCCTTCAAGCAGGTCGAGGCGTCACTGAACAAAGAGGCCGCCGATCTGGTCAAGAGCATGGCGTCGACGCCATACGACAAGCAACTCGGGCGGCATCTCTTCGATGTGCGTGAGGCGGTTCTGAAGATGGCCGAGCGCCATAATCCAGCCGAGCTGGTCAAGGGGCTGCGTGACACAAACAAGGCTTACAAGCGCTTGCGGACGGTCGAGCGGGCGGCGAGCGGTGTCGGCGCGAAAGAGGGCGTGTTCACCCCGGCGCAATTGCATCGGGCGGTGAAGGCCAAGTCGCCGGAACGGGCCTTCGCGCAGGGCCGAGCCGACATGCAGGACTTCAGCGGCGCGGCGAAGCGCTCGATGACCGGCACCGTGCCGAATTCAGGCACCCCGGAACGCATGATGATGGCCGCGCTGCTGCATGGCGTCCCCTATGCGGGCGGTTTCGGCTTCCCCGGAATGGGGGCCGAGATCGGAATTGGGGCTCTATATACCAAGGCGGGCCAGGACATGATGCGCAAACTGGCAGCCGGTGCGCCTGAAAGTCGTGAATATCTGGCGCAGATCCTGCGTGACGCCGGTCTGATATATGGCAGCCCTGCAGGGGCCGCTTACGGTTCAATCTCGGAATAAGGGGCACCCATGCCGACAACTACATATAAGGGCTGGTCCGTTCCGACGACCGGCACCGAGACGGACACCTGGGGCGATGAGCTGAATCAGAACACGTTCGCCATTGGCGACCGTAATCTGGGCGGCATAGTCACCAAGTCGCTCAGCTCTTCGAATGTCACGCTGACAGCAGAGGAAAGTCAGTATCTGATCCTGCGTTTGACAGGCACGCTAACCGCTGATGTGTTGGTCACGACCGCTTGCCAAGGCTTGACGGTCGTCGAAAACCTGACCAGCGGCGATTTTGCTGTGACATTCGGAAACGGCGTCGGCACGCCGGTTACGGTAACGCAGAGCAGCCGCGCGGTGATCATCACAGACGCCACAAACGGCCCGCGAGATGCCACGAACCAGACCTTCACGATCTCGGACTTCGGTAAAACTCTGGTCGATGACGATGACGCTGCGACGGCGCGCGAGACCCTTGGAATCGCCTGGGAATATATCGGCAGCGTCACGGCATCAGGGGCTTCTAACGTCGACTTTTCTCTTCCAGCAGGTTATTCTGCATTTCAGGTAAGGTCAGGCCAAATCACATTCAATACTGATAACGCTATTTTGCAGATGAGGTTCAGTCAGTCTTCGTCATTTCTTTCTGGTGCTACAAACTATTCATGGGGCTATAATTACGGATACGAAGGTGCAGTCGATCATTCGTTCGATACATTCGACGATGAAATAGAGACCAGCTTTGCGATTGGAAACGGATCTAGTGAAGGCGCATATATTGTCGCAGAGTTCAACCGACCTCTGGCCAACGGCGCATATGTTAGCGTCCTTTTTCAATGCGGTGCGATCGGATACTGCTTTGGATCGCCGTCCGTCTTCAATGGTTGGGGAAAGCTTCGTTTGAATACCAATGCTATCGATGGCATTCGCTTCCTGGCCGCGACCGGAACAATTTCTGGTCAATTCGACCTCTATGGATTGAAGGCTTCCTAATGAGCAAGATGATCTCTCGCATGAGCGGACAGGCAGAAGCGTCTGCCAAGGGCCGACTTTTCGTCTCACCGACCGGCGAATTTTATGGTGAATATTTTCTCGATGACAATGGCAATCCTTTGCCGGGCGGCATGAGCCCACCGAAGGACGCCATCGAGGTCGACAAGCGCCCGCCATCGCATCGTCACATCTGGAATTCCGCAACAAAGCAATGGCGTTTGCCTGAGCTGACCGACCGCGAGAAGCAGAAGGCCGAGGCGAAAGAGGCGAAGGCCGCACTGAAGCAGAGCGCCCTGAAAAAGATCGAGGCGCTGGGCATTTCCGCCGACGAACTGAGGGCTTTGATGTCTCGATAGGGGGGGAACCATGAAGGCGTTTATTCAGAGCATCACGAGCGCCATCGAGGCGCTTTTTTTATGGCTGATGGGCAAGCCGCAGCGGCGCGCGCCAGACCTGCCGGATGAAGTGCCGGTTTCAGGCGAACCGAAGTGGCTTCAGCTCGCGCGCGGCGAGCTTGGGGTGAAGGAAATCCCTGGCCCGGAACACAATCCGCGCGTGCTCCGCTATTATGCGGATGCCGGTCATCCTGAGGTGAACGACGACGAAACCGCGTGGTGCGCCGGATTCACCGGGGCCATGCTGGAACGGGCCGGTGTGCCCTGCTCGAAGTCCCTCATGGCTAGATCCTATCTGCAATGGGGCAAGGTGGTCGCGAAGCCGAAGCTCGGTGACATCGCCGTCTTCTCGCGCGGTGATCCCCGTGGAACACAGGGCCATGTCGGTTTCTACATGGGCGAGGACGCGCAGGGCATTCTCGTTCTGGGCGGAAACCAGGGCAACAAGGTCAGCATCGCGCATCAGGACAAGGCCCGCCTGCTCGGCTACCGCACGCCGGTGACGGCCACGAACAGCCGTACCGTGCGGGCGACCACGGCCTCGATGGCGCTCGCCGGTGTTGGTGGCGCGGTCGTGCTGGACAGCCAGACGCAGCTCATGGGCATCAGCGCGATCTTCAAGGAAATGGGCGTCTCGATCCCGTCCTTCCAGATCGCGGCCTATATGCTGCAGATCGTGGTGCTCTGCGTGATCGTCTGGGCTCGATTCGATGATCTGAAATCGAAGGGGCGCTGACATGCTGACCATCGGATCGATCGCGTGGAAGGCGCTGGGCTGGGCGATGCCGGGCCTGTCGCCTGCCCTGTTCTATGGCGTGGCAGCCCTGCTGGTGATCGGCCTGCCTGCCGGTGGCGTCTGGATGCACATGCGAGGCGAGGTCAAGGCGGCGACCGTGGCCGAGCGCGCGGCCTGCGACACCCGGATCGCCGAGAATGAGGCCGCATCGTCGCGGGCGCTGAGCGACTTGCTGGCCAAGATCGCAGCGGATGAGCCAGACGAGACCGACAAGACAGCGGCGCAACTCTGCAAGGGCAGCAAGTTCTGCCGGGATGGCAAGAAATGAAGATCGCCATCATCGCCCTGGCGGCGCTCGCCCTGGCCGGGTGCAATACCACACCGCCCGAAGTTCAGGAACGGCTGATCAGCGTGCCGTCATCTGCACCTTACCGATACATCACCTTTTCTCAGAACGACGACCCCGACACCATCCGGCAGATCAAGCGCCATAACCGCAGCCATTCGGCTGTCATAGCGGCTGAGCGTAAGGCCAAGGCGGAAAAATGACTGAGACCGGGCCGGGCGGCGATTGCGCGCCACACCGACCCGCACCATTGGCGCAGATAAAGGCTGCATCGCTGGCATGACGAACATATCGCCAAATTCCGCCGAACAGAAGGCACAGACCATGGACGGCTTCAATGTCCGGCTGTCTTCCCTCGAAGATCATGCTCGGAAAACAGAAAAAGACATCGGCAGCCTGACGCAGGATGTGCGCTCGCTGGTCGGCATGTTCCAAGGGCTCGACAAGAAGATCGAAACCCTGGCTGCTGGTAGGGGGCCGGGCCTCAATGAGGTTGTGCGCACCACGTCCAGCATCGTGACGGCTGGCGCGGTCCTGGCCGGTCTCGGGATATGGATCATCACCTCTGTGATGAACGGCCCTTTTACGACGCTGGGCGAGCGCCAGACCGTGATCCGGGAAACTGTGAAAGAAAAGTCGACCCTGATCGACAATATGCGAGAAGAGCTGATTATCACCAAAGAGCGGCTGCGCGTCGTCACTGAGCGGCTCGACAGCGGCGAATTCACCAGAAGCTGGCAGACGAAAGTCGCCCTGACCGGAAAAGCTGGATCGTAAAAAAGGGCGGCCACCTGGACCGCCCCCAAACTCTTTAATTTCTCAAGGGTTACCACTGGCCGGTCAGTACACCCTTTCCAGCCACGTTCTTGCCGTCGAAGTCCGTGGCGACCGATCCGCCGAGCTGCCATGTGTCATCGAGACGAAGGCCAACGCCGACGCCGATGGCCGCTTCCTCATTGAAGAAGGCCGGTGACACCGCGATGCCGAACTTTTTGCCAGGATCGATATGCGGCACGGTCAGGGCTGCGGTCGTGGCAAGGCCCTTTTCCAGATCAGCCGGATCGAAGTCTTTGCCGTCGATCCCGTCCTTCCCGGCGACACCCTGATCGCCCTTGTCCCCTTTGTCCCCCTTCAGACCTTTGTCGCCCTTGTCGCCTTTCAGGCCCTGAGCGCCGTCCTTCCCATCGACGCCATCTTTCCCGTCCTTGCCATCTGCACCATCTTTGCCGTCTTTTCCGTCCGCGCCAGCAGGGCCGGGCGTATTCAGCTTGGCCTGCACATCAGGCGAAAGCTTATCTTCGGTGACAGCGCCATCGGCAATTTCGTCGGTATCGACCGCGCCGGTGACAAGATCGCCGCAAGTGACCGGCGAGGTCTTCACATCATTGCAATTAATAGCATAAGCAGGTGCCGACACGCCCATAAGGACGATTGCGGTCAGAGCTGTTTTCGTGATAGTCTTCATTTGCATTTCCATTTAGCTGCTGATGAAGTTGCTGATGATAGCCACGGCGAGCGGTGACGCAAGCCGTGGCGCTTCACTTTACGCCGCATCTGTGGCAATGAGGCCACCTTCTGGCGCGGCGCATATCTCTTCGCCGACCCCTGATTCGCTCGCCGGTTGCCAGCACCGGCACCAGCCGAATGCCTTCATGCTCGGGAAGAACGAATGCACGATCGGCACCGTGGTCATGTTTTTGCCGTTGCCCGGCATCATGATCGCATTCCCCGGAATCGGCACCTGTTGCATGCCGATCAAGATCGGCGTCGGGGGCACAGCGCGACAATCCCCCGAATCTTCGCCACTCTTATGCCATGCGCTGCAATTTCCGCAATTCTGTTTCATAGGATCTTCCCCTTTATAGAGCCTTCGCCGGTGAAGGCGAACAAGGACGCAATCGCGCCGAGCGCCACCATGGACGGGATGCCAGTCCACCACACGCCATTAAGGCGAAGACCGACATCGGCGACCACGATGAGCAGCATGAAGAAGCCGAGATGCTTAATATTCAGTTCCATTTTTCACCTGTTCATGGATTTGAAGATCAGGTCGATCCAGAGGATTACCGCGACCAGTGCCAGCCCCAACGGGATCAGCCAAGGGTTCAGAAGGATGATCGGGATCGGGCCGCCATATGGAAGCGACAGCCCGAACGCAGTGCCGATCACGAACCCATTGCACCAATAATCGGCCTTCATCTCATCCCCCTCTCAAGGATCATCCGCGCCGCGTCCGAGAACGCCTTATAACGCTGGTAATAATCCTCATATGGGGTCACCTGCCCGTTCAAATGGGCGCTATGGTGGTTCATGGACGCCCGATGCCAGTAATCGGCCTGATCGACCATCGCCTTGTAAATATTCAGTCTCTCGTCGCCGACGCCCCTTTCGTAAGCGTATTCCTCAGCGTCGGCAGCATCCTCATTCACCGCCGCAAACTGGTCCCAATCGGTGAACTGCTCGCGCCGGAATTTCGCGTATTTCGGGCGGCGGATCTGAGCGATCTGCTTGCGGGTAGGCTCGCGGCCCCCATTGCCTTGACCGGCAGGGGCTTCAGTCGTAGTCTGGATTTCGGTCTGCATTTGCTGATTACCTTCTATTGAGAAACCGCCAGACGGACTGGCGGCAGAAGCTTCGCGTTGACGAAGCACATTTTCCCGACACGTTCTTTCGGGAATCCGAGCGCAATAATCTGCGGCACGAATTGGGTGATATGCAGGGGCTCGACCCCTGCGGTCTTGCAGTGCTGGCAATACGCCTGATGCACCTCTGTCGTCGGCACGTTCTGGCCCTGCGCCTTCACCATGCGCGCCGCCACGAAGTCCGCCACAAGGCCATCTTCGGCCTTCGGCAGCTCTTCCGGTGCGATCCTGTTCACGGGCTCGCAGATCTGCGGCTCGGCTGCAGGGGGCTCTACGGCGGCTTGTTCCTCGACCACCGGGTCTGGCTGCGGATCAGCGACTTCAGGCTCACGGCTGCGTCGCTTCTGGGCGACCACTGCGCCGCCGACCGTGCAGAAGGTCAGCAGCAGGATCAGCGGCCCGATCACCTCGATGCCGAGCTGCGCCAGGACGGTGAAGATGATCTGCATCAGCGCGGCGCTCTCGACATCCATGCCCGAAAGCTGGGCGAAGCGGACCGCACCGGGGTTCTCGATGGCGACACTGGTTGTGGCTTCCCTCAGTTTCGCGCGAAGATTGCTCAACTTCTGGTCGAGGCTATCGACACGCTTTGCAGCCGCAAGTTGCTGCTCGGCTTTGGCCAGACCATCGCAGAACTCTCGCGACGATTGCACAGTGATGTTTTCACAACTTCCAGACCGTGCATAAATCTTGTCAAATTTTAGACCCTTGATCTCGGCTTCGACCATGCCGACCGACTTGCCAGCCGACAGGGCTGCAGGGGCCTCGCGCAGGGTCTGCAGGGTGGCGATCTCGGTCTGCAGGGTGGTCTGCTGCACCCCTGCGGCAGCTCTGTTCTGGCCCTGCAGGGCCATGGTCTCGCTTTTCAAGGTGAAGGCATTGTAAGCATTCAGCGGCAGGCAGGCCAGCATAAGGATCGTTGCCAGTGCTGCACGGCCAAAACTCTTTGAAATCATGGCTTTGTATGCCTGATCGAGGCCGAGCGCGCAGAAGAAAACAGACCCCACCGCCAGGATCAGCAGACCCATGTCATGGGTGTGCAGGACTGCCTCGACATTGATGCAGACCCCTGCTGCAAGGCTGATGCCGTAGGCCACGATCCGCACCAGCCAGTTCTCGTTCTGAACAGACCCCCCTGCAGGGTCTGCAGACCCCTGTTGCAGACCTGTTTCGCCATAGCTCCCGCCAGCGCCCGGATCGAGTGCCTTATCCTTCCCTTTCTGCCTTCTGATGTTGAACATTTTTTTTCGCCTTCATGCAGATTTCCCCTTGACACCATAGCGTCACAGCCCTATATAGAGCGGTGATATCAACCTGTCAAGAGGCAAAAAGCCATGAACAGCGAAAAAACTTCAGCCGAAGTCATTCACGCCACAACCCTGCGTCTGCCAGATGACCTGCGCAAGCGTCTTCGTATTCTTGCCGCGATTCGGAACACGTCACTGCATCAGCTCATCCTGGACATGCTGAAGGCATCGGTGGACGACGCCATGCCGACGAGCGACGGTGATCTGGGGGAGATGGCGAAAGTTTTCGCATAAGCAAATGGGCCAGCCGCGCGAACGGCCAGCCCATTCAACAGAAGGTATTCAGCAATGTCAGACTATCAGCAGAAGCAAGGCGCACGCAAGCCCAAAGGCAAGAAGCCGGACGCACAGCCGGATGAAGGCCCGATCAATGCCGAGGCCGAGCGCATTGTCTTGGCGTCCATCCTCGCCGACAACCGTGTCTATGAGGAATATGCCGACCGGATCAGCGCCGAGGATTTCCACGACGGTCTTCACCGGCAGATCTTCACGGCTTCAGGCAGACTGATCGCACGCGGTAAGCGCGCCGAACCGGCCAGCATCATGTCCGAGCTGACCGAGACCGCCCCCATGGCGGACATGACGACCGCCAACTATCTCGACAAGCTCAAATTCAACGCCCGCAAGGCTGCCGATGTCGCCGCCTTTGTCGATGCGGTGAAGAACGCGGCGGTCGGGCGGCGTATCCGGGTGATGTGCGCCCAATATGATGGGCTCGCCAAGACCGGGGCCGAGGGACTGGTCGACAAAATGAGCCAGGATCTGACCGCGATCTCGGGGAATGATGCGCCGGACACGGCCTGCCATGTGTCGGCCCGCATCGGCATTGTCATGGAAAAGCTGCGCGCCCGCAAGGCGGCAGGCGGTGGCATCAGCGGACTTTCGACCGGCTTTCCGCAGCTCGATTACATGATCGACGGCATAGGCAAGTCGAAGCTCTATGTCATCGGCGCGCGCCCGAAGCAAGGTAAGACGGCGCTCGGGCTCTGCATCATGCGAAACATGCTCAAGGTCGGACAGACCATCAAATTCTTCTCGCTGGAAATGCCGAAGGATGAAGTCATTCAGCGGATGATCGCCCTCGAAGCCGATGTCGATTACACGCGCATGAGCCGGGGAGAATACAACGAGGATGAAGAGCTTCGCATCGAGGATGCCGCCGAGACGGTCGATCGGTGGCCATGGCATATTGATGATGCCGGTGGCCTGACCATCGAGGCCATCGCCTTGCGTGCACGGCATGCGGTGAGCGTCGATAACTGCGTCGCCATCTTCGTCGACTACATGCAGTGCATCAAGGGGCCGGGCCGTGGTCGATATGAGCAGATCACTGAAGTCTCGCAGGGTCTCGCCGCCATGCGCAAGACGCTGAATGTGCCGATCGTCGCCCTGGCGCAGCTTAACCGCAAGATGGTGGATCGCTCTTCCGTCACCGACTTCTCGAAGATCCGCGCCGAGATGACGCGCCCGAATGACGGCGACCTTCGCGACAGCGGCCAGATCGAGCAGGACGGCGACGCGGTGATCTTCCTGAACCGGCCAGAGGTCTATATCGACGCGCTGAAGCCTGATCCGGGCGACATCGACAAGACCGTGGACTGGCAGGCCGCCATGACAAAATTCCGGGGGAAAGCAGAGGTCATCGTTCACTTCAATAGATCCGGCCCTCGGGGAATTTGTAATCTTCATTTCGATGGACCGGCCATGAAGTTCAGCACCACAGCACCAAATTTCGGAACACGCTAATGAGCAACCTGTCACGCTTCGAAAGAAAACTGATCCGACTGATCCTTGAGGAAACCAAGGGCGAGACGATCGAAAGCGGCTTACCTTCTGGCACAACTGGCGAGATCTGCGCCTCGATGGCTGGTCAGCTTGGCAAGTTCATTGCCCTGCAATGCGGTGGCAATGCTCAGGTCATGAGCATGTTTCTCGACGGCGCAAACAACTTCATGTTCGAAAGCGCCGCCGACACCTCGAAGGCCGGGCAGTTCCTCGCTGACCCCGAAAACTGGTTTGCAGTCGGGCCGGATGGCACCACGGTGAAGATGTCAGAGCGCAAGATCGTTTACGACGAAACCCACTGGTTCAATCAGGAAATGGCCCGTCTGATGCTTCGCCTCATGCAGGAGCGTGGCACCAAGCAGGTGAATGGACAGACCTGCCTGTCTGCGGCCTACGACCCCGACATGACCGGCATGGTGATGACCACGCTGTCGGAGATGCTGGGCAAAATGGTCGTGATGCTGACCAATGCGGGCCAGGACACGGCCCTGATGGACAAGCTGCTTGAGGGCGCAAGCCATAACGCTTTCGAGACGGCCACCAAGTTCAAAGCGCGCATCGTCGAGATGCCAGGAAAAGAGGATTCGTGATGATCACGACAAAGGACAAGGTGATCGGCATGGTGATGGTGGTGGCGTTTCTCGCCGTCACCATGGCCGTGACCTATAATGTGACGTGGTGGCTTCCAGGGGGCGCGCAATGACCGACGAGACAATCCTGATCGTGCCGCGTCCGCCATCGGTGAACGCGGCCTATGGGAACCGCCAGAAGGGTCAGCGCGGGCGGGGCCGCTATGTCACGCCGGAACTGGCCCGCTGGCGCAAGCTGGCCGGGAACGCCATCCTGGCGCAGGGCAAGATGCCGCGCTTCGCCGGTGCGGTCGAGATCGAGATCCGGGCGACCGATCCCGACGACAACCGCCGCCGCGATGGCGACAATCTGACGAAGCCGACCCTCGATCTGCTGGTCGAGCTTGGCATCATCATGGACGACAGCCGCAAGATTGTCCGCAAATGCGGCGTCGCCTGGGGTTCAGGCTCGCCGGACAGCATCGCCATCTTCATCAAGCAGGGAGACAGTTTGCCTGAAGAGCCCAAATACAAGCCGAAAAACCTGCGCGGGAAAGCCTGGGCGGTGCAGCAGATCAAGAAGAAGTTTGGGGTGGATGTCGCGCCAGAGCGTGTGCATCTGCAATAGAGCGCGCAATAAATGGAAAGATCTTCGATGAAATACGCAAGAATATTTCTGGAACCAGGGCTTGACTTGAGGCCCTACCAGTCCCTATAATAGAGAAAGGCGCGTCCATCCGGCCAAGGTGTCGCGCCCAATCTCAGTTCCAAAATCTCGAATACAACCAGGAGGAATGATGAAGCTCAACCGTTCAACAACCCCTGATAGACTGTCGGCTTCTATCTCGACCGCCGCAGGCCGTTTGCGTCTGGACCAGCTCAATTTGCCGTTGATGGCTCAGACAACCACACCTTTCGCACACACAAGAAAGGCATTTACTAATGCTTAATATAGATCCCGATCAGGCCCCTGTCAAGGCCGATGAAAAAGCCCCGGCATTGATGGGTTTTTTCCCGCTATTTATGCGCCTCGGGCTTTCCGATTATCTAGTCGCATTTACGCCCGCGTGGCAAGAAAAAACTGGCGCGCACGATACCTGCGAAATTGTTTCCGACCTTTTCGTTAATCGGATGGTCGCCAATTATAAGGGCGGCCTGCTGCTTAATATCGGTCTGCTCGATTTCGCCATCCTGACCACCGAGCCCGGCGCGATGATCGGCCCCGACTTCACCGTCACCACCTATGCACAGTGGGGGCGCGCATGATCTTCAATTCCAAAAAAACCGCTGATTTTGAAGTCGTTCGCCCAAAATATGAGGCGCTGATCAAGGCGTCTGGCGATGCAGAAGCCATGGCTCGCGGCCTTCTGGCGACCGCCAAGGCTCTCGAAGCTCTGACTGAAGTTCTGGCGAATGGATGCGAGGACGACCAGATCGACGAGCAGCAGATCTGGCACTTGTCGCAGATGCTGCGCACCGGCCTAGAAAACCTTTGCGAAGACCGATTCGACGATATCCAGACCAATGCCTTCGACATTATCGAAATGGGAGGGCGGTCATGAGCGTAAATGCCATGAAATGGGCCTGGGACCAGACAACGGGTGACATCACCGCTAAGTCGGTTCTGCTCGCCTTGTCGGACTGGGCCAGTGATCACGGCCATGGTCTGGATGTCTGCTGGCACTGCCATG